CACTTAGGGGGCTTTTTTATTACACGAGTGCTGTTGAACAGATATATATGCAGGGTACCCGGCTTTAGTAACACCACAAAAAAATTGCAACCCTGCCCCCTGTCGTTTGCGGTGGCCGGTTGCGCCACTATGGGCTCCCGATAAGTTCACAAAAGTTATGGTGTCAGACTCGATTAACAGCGCAAGATTTGGTACAATGTAAGACAAGAGAGCTCATTCCCTCTCAGAACCTGGACAATTGCATAGGGAGCAAACCGCACCAAATGGCACAGCCCTCGGGTTGTTGTCGCAAGGTGTCAAGCGGCATTACAAGAAATTGCAAGCCGTCAGGAGCGCTCCCAACAAAGCCAAAAGATCAACCCTATCTATTCGATCCATGACACTCGAAACGTTTGCGACACGGTCGCTGGTTGCAGTAACGCTTGCCGCTTCTGGCTGGTTGTTTTTCTATGATTTAGGATGCAATCAACTGTCGGGCGGCAAGGGCTGCACAAGTTTCACGCATAGCGGAACCCAGGAGTTCGTGAGAATTGTGCGTTAATTTATCGCACGATTAAACACACTAATCACCCGCCATTTTGGCGGGTCTTTTTTTATGTCACTCGCTAACACTTGGTTTCACTTGTCGAGAGTCTCGTCAAATAAAAAGACGGGGCCAATTGCAGTTACAACAACTAGCAAGAACAGCTGTTCTGTTAATTGTGGAATGCGTGAGGTTTGCTATGCCGCTTCGGGTCCACTTGCGCTCCACTGGGCTGCCGTCTCAAACGGTTCACGTTCCAGTGAATGGCAGAAGCACTTAGACGACTTAGCGAGTCTGCCGTATGGTTCACCCTTGCGGTTGAATCAAGCGGGAGATTTGGTGGCGAGTGCGTCCGGCCGATTGTCTCGAGCTTTCCTGAATGGCCTTCAGGCTGTCATTAAAGAGCGCAGACTACAGGCCTGGACTTATACGCACCATGACCACACCTTGGGGGAGAATGGCAAGCTTTTAAGGCGTGCCAATCGTGAGGGTCTGCGGGTCAACGTTTCAACCGAAACGGAAGAATCAGCAGACTTGGCGATAGCTTCAGGCCTTCCGGCTGTTCTTGCTGTTTCAAGCGAGGAGACTAGAACGGTTTGGAGAACACCAGCACGCAACCTGGTTAAGGTCTGCCCTGCTCAACTGCGGGACACTGACTGCAACCGTTGCATGCTGTGCCATAAGCGAGGCTCAAAGGTGATTATCGCTTTTCTCGCTCACGGCTCCCGCAAGTCCCGCGCCAATCAACAGCTAAGCCATGGAACAGTTTAAATCTGTCGGTGCTTGGATTGCTGCTAGCGATTCAGACACTGAAGCGCTTTTAAAGAGGGTTGTTGCGGATATCGCAGCAGACCAACTTAAAGAAGCGAGGCTAAGACGGCGTCAACGTTTGGAGGAAATCAACCATCCTCCAGACTGCGGCGTTTGGAACCTTACCGACCGCCACTAGTTTGGCGGTCTTTTTATTATGTCAACGCACGAATTCACAGCCGCAGACTGCACCTGGGCAGATCTGCATTTTTCAGACCTTGGAGAGGCTAGGGAGCATCTCGACAGCTTGATTCAGGCTAGGAAAACGCTCCAAAGCATGAAACGTCTTAAAACGTTTGCCGAATCTCCTGAATGCATTGCTTCAGATTCTGAAATTGACAGAATCGACCGGGGCATTGCAGAACTGGAAAGTCAGGAAGAGGAGTTAGCGGCGTTAGTCGCTAAATGCTCTATGAATGCATTATTTGACTGAGCCCCTTATGGGGCTTTTTTTATGCCGTGGGCCAAATTTGGCAGGTTTCGCCTTTACAGCTGCAGAGCTTTGAATCGAGCCAATTTAAGCGGCCACCATGCTTGCGGCCTTCGGTGGTGGGTTTAAGGGTTCTAACGGCAAGGATAAGCAAATCGAGCTCGTCAGGGCAGATATGAATCACTTTGGAAGGCACCGGGCTGGTCATGAATGGGTTGCTTGCGGTTTCCGTGAATGGTCTGTATTGTACTACAAGAGTCAGGGGGATCAACCCTGCTCCGCTCCAAACATCAATCTATCAATGGACTCGTATCACACGACTACATTTTTTTTCAAGAATGGCTCAACCGTTGAATTCAGGACTGGTTCTGTCACGTTCGTAGACGGCCTGAATCTCACCACTGCAATGATCGCCAACGACGCATTGCTTGAAGCAATGGCGGATTATCTAAGCAAGCAAGACGCCGACACACTGGCCCGCTTTGCTCACTTGTTCTCTCCCGCAGTGCTGGAGGCTCAAGCATGAAACGATCGGACTCCATGAAAGAAGCCTGCATTAAAGAAGCCAAACAGCTTCTGTGCCTTGGCTACAGCCCTGCAGCCGTTGCTTTACGGCTTCAACGGACTTACGGGTTTAGCCGCGCCACTAGCTTCCGTGATGTCGATGCGGCAGCCGTTGAGCTTGAAGCTGAGAACGTTGAGCTGGATGCCGACACCAAACCGGCAGAACTTATCGAACAGCGAAACGCCATGCTCCGTGACCTTGAACAGGTTTGGATGCACACCACTCAAACCAGAGACATCGAAGGTATCGGCCAACTCACGCGTTCCTTTGAACGCTTGTGGCGTATGGGCGGCATTGAGTCTCAAAAGTATTGAGACGCTTGTCTCACACCGTTCCAATCATCATCAAACCAATGAAAACCGTTTCAATTCGCCTCACTGACAAGCAGCATCATTATCTGTCGTTGCTTGCAAAATCTGAGCGCCGATCCATCGAACACCTACTTTGGTTGTTCATTCCGGCAGGCGTTGACTGCCAATTTGCTGAGCAGACCTACTACCTGGAAAAACTGCAGTGTGATTTCACTAAAAAAGACAAAGCGCATATGAAGGAGTACCCGTTGAGCAAGCCTTCATGGGGCGATGGGTACTACGGCACGCACGATTGGTCTAACGAGATTCAAGAAAACGTCTTGGCTGACATCGAAGGCACATTTGTTGCTGCAGATGCAGCCTTTGACCTGCAAGCTGAGATTCAAGCCACTGCAGCTTTACACGCTCAGCGTGCAAAAGATCATGAAGTCAAAGCAGCTGCCGCAAAAAAGCAGCAGGAGAAGAACAAATGACCATTCGCACTGACGACCCAAACGAACTTTTCGGCTTTGAGCTTGATCCTTGGCCGCCATTGTCGGACGAGGAAATTGAAGAACGAGAACGTCAGGCCGAGTTCCAGGATTACCTGGACTCCATACCTGACAGTGCAGAACGCAACCGCAACCTCAAATGATCAACCGTCAAAAAGCTGACCGCTCCATCAATCAACTTCTTAACTGCCTTATGGGCGGAGCACGCTCCAAGGCGTCTAAGCACCTTGAAGATCATCCTGCAGAACGTATTGAGTTCTGCTTCAAGTTAATTCAAAACGAAATTGGAGTGATTCTCCAAGAGACTCCAGCCTCAGAGCTTTCACAAGCCTTGTATGTTCCTCGGATGCACTTGGACAGCCTTAATTCTCTGAAAACCCTTAATCAACTCATCGAAGAGGTCCAATGGTGATGTATCACTACCAACCCAAAGAAGAATACGAGTGCGACAAAATTCAACGCGCTCTTGACATTCTTAAAGGTGTTATCAATCGTGAGAACAGGCGTCATCAAATGGATGAACACCTGACTCATTCAATGCGGTCTCTTTTGGAGGATGAGGTCATCCCTTTGATTGAGAACGAATTGAACTTTGACCCAACGCCCCAGCACTGATGAGCAGCATTCTCAATGGCAACAAGTACTCTCCTGAAGGCTCCCGCGTTCCAACAGACCTACTGCCTAAAGCTATTCGCTATGAGACGGCTAGAGCAGTCATCTTTGAAGAGCAGGGCAACTTTGTCCGCGCCAATGACTGCCTACGTCTAAAGCGGTACTACGAACGTAGAGCCATGGAAGAGTGCACCTCAGACCCAGGGCCAACCTAGTTCCACGTCTCCGCGCCAGACATCATCATCGATGGGGCGCTTGACTGCATACTCCCGAAACAGGCGTTTCAACTCCTCTGTTGTGACGCCTATTTCCTTCGCCTTGACGGCAACATTACAACGCCCCTTGTAAATCTCATCTAACGCTTCTTCCATGAGAGCTGCTTTAGCCAAATGGCAAAATCAAATCGTATCTTTTAATGGCTGGTATGTCTCCACACGTTTTGAGGGAACCTGGCTTTGTCTCAAAAATGTCTACATCATCCCTTGGGACATGGATAGCTCCATGCAAGACATGGCTAAAACACCAGGTGGTGCAAAGTTTGATCACATCTGGCTATCACCCGATGATCAAGACTTTAAAAATATGAACACCGATAATACAAATGCCTACAAGAGAGTGAGCTCCGTTGGTGTTGTTCGTAAATACAGAAGAGATAATGGCACTTGGGATTACACCGTTAAATCTATTCCAAAATACTCAATCGAAGATTGTGTCACAAAGATGAATAGAGTGAGAAATAGTTTGCATAGGCGACTGAGGCTCGTTAATGACTCTATTAACATCATAAATAATCATCGCAAAGGTGATCGTGATTCAATTGTATTTGGTATCGCTTGGAGTGTTTCTGAGTTTTATGATCGGATAGCTGAAGAACAAAAAGAACTTCAAGCATCAGTGAATGCACAGATTGAAAAAGAAAAAACTGTTTTGAAGAATGGCAGATGCAAAAACCTTGATCAAGCAAAATTTGCTTCGAAAGCCAGAAAACCAGCCAAAGGCTTTTAAAACACCTCTCCGCTCAACAACATCTCTTGATACAAGTGGTTCCGCTCTGTCCAGCGCACTTCACACCCTCTCATTTCAAGTTCATTCAGCATCCGTATCTGTACGTTGCCGCCTGGCTTTGCAATCACCACCGCTCCAGCTGCTACTCGTATGCCGGCTCTCTCGCGCAGTCCAAGGCTATAAGCACCCAATTGGTCTTGATGGTCCTTTAACCACGCTTCAGGCTTGTCCTCTTCGCGACTGGTGGTCTTGAAATCACAGATCGTCAAGCCCAGTGGGGTGTCGATTAAAGCATCTGCCGTTCCAGCAAAACCGTCAGTGCTGCTGATGCTGAACTCACTGGCATGAATGGCCGTTACGCTCCCACTCACCAACCAGTCGGATAAACCTCTGGCGTACTCACGGGCTGGCCACGCCACTTTTGGTGAACTCTCTTTTGCCTTCTTGAGCGCCCAGCTGGTGATTGCCTTAGGAGGTCGAGCCAATCCATCATCCCAGACCTTCC